AAAGTATACAAAGATCAAAGGACTGAGTGTACATTATTGTGCAGCCTATGTCATCAATCGAAGAGGCATGGGATTTGTAGATTAAATAAGATAAATAATCAGAACCAGAAGTTTATGATATCTTACTGGATGATAGGTACATAGATCATGGATGAAATTCTGAAGTGTTTATAAATAAAGCATACAATAAAAACTCCATCGATAAAGACTGAATGGATCGGGATACCGAATGATTCAGAAAGATGGAGTAGATATTGAAATGTTACCGGACGACTGGAAACGAACCGGGCACGTTATTTAGACGTGTGACTTTTTCGCAGAAAAAGTCTTTTCTTGCATGGCTCATTTGTTCTTCTATAGTTGAAGTTGTTCTAAAATTCATAAAAATTTTATCCTCCTAGTTACAATGAATTATAGCATACATGATTGGCTCTAGAAGGTTTTACCAAATCGTCTTATGCGATATTTTGTCCTCTTATGCACGACATATGCATTATCTATTTAACATCATATATAATCAAAATAATACATACATTCAAAAATTGAATCGATCATTTAATATTGGGAGTCAGTTCTTATTAATATATAATTGTCATATATGTATGTAGTGATCATGAAAATGCTCAGGACATATTTAAAGAATTGACTGGGTAATTAAAGAAAACAATTTTTTGAAACACAAGAACAATGTAGTGAATTTGATAAACTATTCAAAGAATTTTTATATATTCAAACTTATTCGTTTGAAGAAAATGGATATTTCAATGGACTTATCATATATAAGAAGTAGAAAAAGTATAGACTTATAATGGTGCTTACATCCTCGTAGGTACCTTTTTTAAATTCCAGTCTTTCATTTCTTTTAGAATAAGAATAAAATAATCAAAAAAGGAGAATCCTTATGACAAAATTTTATGAACAAGTAAAAGAGAGATTGATGCGCTACGCAAGAATCAATACAGAATCCGATCCACATAGTACAAGTGTTCCAACAACATCTTGTCAGCATGATTTAGCTAGTGTTATTTATGAAGAGCTTCAAAAAATTGGGGCTACTAATGTATATTATGATAAAGATACATGTTTAACTTGTAAAAGAGGACCGGTAGAAAAGGGCCCTCTTTTCTTTTACCCGGAGCGTCCTCCTTTCCAAAAACGAGTGCTTTCCAGACAACGTCAACGACAAACATCTACTACGACAAATCATGGACATTAATTTTATTTTCTTTTCAGCGCTCCGGGTAATCATAGACAACAAAGAAGCCTTAGAAGCTAAACAGGATAGACCTCTCATTGGAGAGAACCCTGAGCTGCTAACGCTTCTTTTTTAATACAACAGAGGTGAACACACATGAACATTAGAGACATAAGAACATGCGACCTGAAGCCTTACGAGAACAACCCACGACTCAACGAAGATGCCGTCGATTTAGTCGCAGCATCTATAGATGAATTCGGATTCAAGCAACCAATTGTGGTGGATAAAGACCTGATCATCATTGCAGGACACACGAGATGGAAGGCAGCACAAAAGCTAGGCCTTGAGACAGTGCCATGCATCCAGGCCGACGATCTAACACCAGCACAGGTGAAAGCCTACCGATTGGCAGACAACAAAGTCGCAGAGGCCGCTCAATGGGACCTTGACGCTTTGCAGTTTGAACTGGAAGAGCTAGACAACATGGACTTCGATATGGAGCCTTTCGGATTTGAGACAGAAACATTCGACGAACAAATCGCAGAGGACGACAACTTCGAGCCAGAGATTCCGGAAGAGCCAACAACCAAAAGAGGACAATGCTGGATGCTAGGAAGGCACAGATTGATGATCGGAGATAGTACCAAACGCCAGGACGTAGAAAAGCTTTGCAGTGACGCTACCATGGATATGGTCGTAACTGATCCACCGTATAACGTAGCTCTAGGACAGCACATGAGACCAAGCGAAGCCAAACAGCTACACCGAAGAACCGACGGACTGGTCATTGATAACGACTCATGGGAAGACGACGAGGGCTTTATCGAGTTTTTAAAAGTAGCCTTCGAGAACATGACAGAACAGCTCAAGGCCGGAGGTGCCTTCTACATTTGGTACGCCTCAACACAGAGCAAGAACTTTCTGGAAGCAGCAGAACGCGCAGGCCTAAACATCCGACAAACCTTGATCTGGAACAAGAACACATTCGCACTGGGTCGCCAAGACTACCAGTGGAAACACGAGCCGTGCCTTTACGGATGGAAGGATGGCGCAGCCCATTACTTTGTCAACACTAGAAACCTTGTAACCGTACTCGAAGACACAGAGGACCTGGACATTGACAGCATGAAGAAGGACGAGCTTAAAGACCTTCTAAAATCAATCCTGGGGGGTGCAAGGACACAACGATTCTGGACGAGAAGAAACCCACGAAATCCGATCTGCATCCAACCATGAAACCAATTCCACTGATTGCAAGGCAGATCAAGAACAGCAGCCGAACGGGAGAAAACGTTCTGGACCTATTCGGAGGTTCAGGCTCCACGCTTATGGCTTGCGAACAGCTAGGACGGAGGTGCTTCATGATGGAGTGTGATCCACACTATGCCGATGTAATTATCAAGCGCTGGGAAGATTACACCGGAGAACAGGCGGAGCTGATATCAGATGCCTGCTAAGGGATTAGCCGGACGTACAAAAAGCGAAGCGGCCAGACAGCGCAAAGACCCAATGCAAAACCTGAAGCCTTTCACGAAAGAGAATGCTGCAGAGATGGGACGCAAGGGCGGAGCCGCAAGCCAGAAAGTCCAGAAAAAGAAAAAGAAGTTAAAACAATGCCTAGCTGCAATTCTAGAATTGGAGCCAAGCGAAAGAAACAAAGAGAAGCTGATCGACATGGGATTAGAAGATGATGAGCTCAGCAATCAAATGCTTTTAGCCGCAACCATGTTCAACAAAGCCACACGCGGAGACGTAAGGGCTGCAGAATTCATTCGAGACCTTACAGGACAGCAACCAGTCACAAGTCTAGACAGAGCCCGAACGAAGCTAATGAATGCACAGGCTGAACAGATCAAGAGACAAGGCGACCCTTCTAAAGAGATTACAAAACTGGATCTTTTATTGAAAGCTATGGACACAGTAGCCGGAGACGATAGTGGAACTAACTGAGAAACAGAAAGAGTTCTGGAATCATAAACCAAGCCGCTGGAACATAAAAGAAGGGGCTACACGTAGCGGAAAGACGTGGCTGGACTACTACATCATCCCGAAACGAATTCGAGCTATAGAGGGCCTTCCAGGCCACGTGTTCCTCATAGGAAACACAAAGTCGACACTTGAAAGAAACGTTCTAGAACCCATGCGAGAATTGTATGGCCCAGAACTAGTTGGAAGAGTAAGACCAGACAACACGGTGCGACTATTTGGCCGTAACTGCTACGCGATAGGCGCAGACAAAGAAAGCCAGGTTACAAAGATACAAGGGGCTTCAGTAGCGTACTGCTACGGAGATGAAGTCGTAACCTGGAATAAGAAAGTATTTGACATGCTAAAGTCCCGTCTAGATAAACCGTATAGCTGCTTTGATGGAACATGCAACCCAGACAACAAGAACCATTGGTTTTTAAAGTTTCTAGAATCAGGAGCTGACATCTTCCGACAGAAATACACGATTGAAGACAACCCGTTTCTGCCGCAGGAATTCGTGGAAAACTTGAAACTCGAATATCGAGGGACAGTCCTATACAACAGATACATACTAGGAGAATGGTGCAACGCGGAAGGGCTACTCTTTCCACAGTTTGCAGATAATCCAGACGAGTGGGAAGTCAAAGGAGAACTCCCACTTTTTAACATGATCAACATAGGCCTGGACATAGGTGGAACACGTTCACACAGTAGCCTGATCGTAACGGGAATCACGGCAGACCTTTCTGAGATTGTAACCTTTGCAGAACGGAAAGTCGTACACGCTAAAGGAACCATAGACGCTGAAAGACTTTGCACAGAGACAGTCGACCTGATCAGAGCTTTATGGATTCAAGGATTCGTAGTATCAAGCGTTTTTGTAGATAACGCAGAACAAGTTATTTTGAACAGTATACGAGTAGCCGTACAAAGGGCAGGCTTTCCAACTAACGTGATGGATTGCCGCAAGATAGACGGAAAGACAAGGATTCTGACATATAACATGATGCTGAACCGACACAAGATGAAGTTCCAGGCAGTACCTATGGTGGTCGAAAGTTTGAGCACAGCTTTATACGATACAAAATCGAAGGAAGACAAGATTCTGGATGATTTTACAACCGACGTCGATACATTCGACGCCCACTTTTATAGTTGGTCGACATATATGGACCTGATCACAGGAAGGAGTACTTAAATGAAAGTTTTATTCACAATACTAAAGGACTTAGGATATCCTGTGAGCCAGGAAGTCCAAGACTACTACAACAAAATTCAATTCTGGAACGATTGGTGGAAAGGCTACGTTCGAGATTTTCATAAATACGAGATCAAGAACGAAAACGGAAACAGCAGACAAGTAAAGCGCAAACAGATGAGAATGGCTAAGAAAATCTGCGAAGACTGGGCCGATTTACTTTTGAATGATAAAACCAGAATCCTGGTGGAGTGCAACGAACATGGAACTGATGCCACACAAGAATTCTTGACTGGAGACAAAGAGGACCAGAACGGCGGAGTTCTAGGAAACAGCAAGTTCTGGAAGCTAGGAAACAAAGCGGTCGAAAGAGAATTCGCACAAGGGACCGTGTGCTTCTATCTGCAGCTTGTAAATCCAACAGTAAACAAAGGACAGCTGAGTGCCCAGAGCGTACAAATCAAAGCTATCAAGGACGCGCAGAAAATCGTGCCATTGACCTATGACGAGGAAGATATCTCAGAAATTGCACTGGCTAGCGAGTACACACAAAACGGGGAGCGTTTCATGTACATCCAGGTATTCAAGCAAGAGCAAGAAGGCTACCAAATCTACAACCATTACTTCAAAATCAACAACGTGGCAGGAGACGCTGTAGGCTATGAAAGAGTATCAGCACCAAATGGCGAAGCAATCAGTTACAAGCTACCATGTAAGCCTTTTGTAATTCTAAAGCCGAATATTGAAAACAACATTGCAGACGTACCACTGGGGATGTCAATCTACGCAAACGCAATCGACATGCTGGAAAGCTGCGACTTGGCGTACGACAATCTATTCATGGATACCTTGCTAGGAAAGAAAAAGGTTTTCATGGATCAGGCGTTATTTAGTATGAAGCCAACAGCCTACGCGCTAAACGATAAAGGCGAGCGAGTACCGGTAAGGCAAGAACCAGACGTCGGCGCAACTTTGGAGAAATCCCTATACGTAAGTACAGGAACACAAGTAAGCCCAGACAAACCGCGACTTTTTGAGGAATACAATCCCAGCCTTCGAGTTGACGAGAACAAAGAGAACGTTCAATTCAATCTAAATCTTTTATCAAGTAAATGCGGACTCGGGCAAAACCGATACCAGTTCAGCATCCAGAACATGACCACAGCAACTCAGGTTCGTGCAAGCAATAAAGAGCTAACAGAAAGTGTCTGGAAGCAGCGTATCGCAATCCAGGATGCCCTTACAGAGCTAACGAGATCGATTATCATCCTAGGCAAAGAGAAGTGCCACATATCTGGGCTTGATCCTGACGTTCGCATCACAATTCAATTTGACGATACCATGTTTTCAGATGAGGAAGCAGAACGTTTGAGAATGCTTCAGGAAATCTCGGCCGGCATCCTACAGAAATGGGAATATCGCGTCCGATACTATGGGGAGGACGAAGAAACAGCCAGAGAGATGACCGGAGAAACACAGAACCCGGCAGACAGAATTCAAGGTATGTTCTTCCAGCAAGAGGGAACACAAATCGAAGAGGGGCCAGAGGGTGAAGCCTAATGCTAGAACCGAACTACCTGCAGAACGTAGGTGACGACCTAGAAAAGCTGTATCAGGAACTGGCTACCGAAATACTGGTGGACATAGCGGAGCGGATCAAGATGAATCAGGACGCTATGACAAGCACAACGGAGTATTTAAACAACAAGCTAAAGCAGCTAGGACTCCAGCAAGACTGGATTAACAAAAGACTAGCTGAAATACTTCACACTTCTGAAGAAGAAGTCGACCGGATCATGCAACAGAGCGCTTATAAAAGTATCCGCGATACCTTCGACAGACTAGAGGCCGGAGGATACGACACAAGCGGTTTAGAATTTTCAGATCAGATCAAAAAAGGAACATCAGCACTGTGGGGAGACATCCAGAACCTTACAAGGACCACAGCTCAACTGGCTAGCGACACTTTTATGAGATACTACGACATGGCTTATCTTCAGGTATCAAGCGGAGCTTACTCACTAGATCAAGCAACCGCAAACACAATAGACAAGCTATGCAGAGAAGGCCTAACAAAAGTATCCTACCCAAGCGGTGCTCAACGATCAATCGAGGCGGCCGTTCGATTGGCAGTACGAACCGCAGTAAACCAGAACGCACTGGCCTGCGAGAAATCGGTCATTGATGAGCTAGATATAAATCTAGTACAGACAAGTGCCCACATGGGAGCCAGACCAAGCCACGCAGCCTGGCAAGGGAAAGTGTTCTGGGTAAACTATCCGGAAGGAAATTACGAGAACTTTTATGAGGCCACCGGATACGGAACAGGCGCAGGACTTGGCGGATGGAACTGTAGGCATTCATTTACTGCATACTTTCCAGGAATAAGCGAGGATTACAACAAGCCTGTAAATCCCAAAGAGAATGAAAGAATATACCAGATGGAGCAAAAGCAAAGGTCCTACGAAAGAAACATGAGAAAGTGGGACAGAGAGCGACGTGTGAAGGCCGCAGCAGGGCTAGACACGACGAAAGAGGATTACTGGTATAAATACAACAAGATGAGACTGAAGGAGCTTGTGGACGCTTCTAAGGGCCGATTAAAGAGAGACTACTCAGCCGAGAAAATCGGAGGCACAAAAGGCAAACCTTACAAGCCTGTAAGAATACCGAGGAAACAGCTGGACTATAAAGAGACGCATAACGAGGAAAGCCGAAGGTCAATAAACAGAAAAACAACAATTGACAGAAGCTATATAAACTCAAACGAGTATAGAAAAAGCTTTGGATTTTTGAAAGAAGATAAAAGGACGATCACAAAGGTCGCACGAGAAGCAGTGAGGGCGCTGAACCACAGACAAGGAACACTGGGAGAAGATCTGGCATTTATCAATCCTAAAACAGGGCAAGTGCTAAGAAACACGAGTTCACAGCTAAAGAAAAAGACTTACCCTACAACAAAGATGAAAGAAATGGTGCTAAACAATATAGGCCAGGTCATAGCGCTACACAACCACCCAGAAAGCGGAGCGCCGAGTTTAAGTGACCTGAACAATGCTAAAAGATACAAATACGGAATTGTTGTAGGACACAGCGGGATTATATACAAATACACAGTTGACCCAGATAAAAAGTTAGACTATCACCAGATAGACTCCAACCTTGATACTTTAGAAAAAAGTATCTATAATGAAAACGGAGAGGTCATTCTAGATAAAAAGAATCTAGAAAGGATTCTCAAAAGGCTAGAGAACGCAGGAATTAAATTGGAGGTAATAGCAAATGATCACACTTGAAAGCATTATTAAAAAGCTCGGGTTTGACCCTAGAGAAAAAGCACCAGTAGAGATAGAAGACGACTGGACTGTAGACGACACCAGAGTCAACCCTTTTCATGTTTTATCAATCGACGAATTGAATTTTCTATTTGATACGGGTGCCATTAAATAACGGAGGCAAAACATGTCGGAAGACTTCAGAACGATATACAAAATTCTATCAATTCTGCAGAAATCAATGGACTATGAGGTCGTAGACATCCGAAGACTTTCAGTGGATAACCTAGGCATCACAGAACCAAAGAGAAAAGCACTTCTAGGCATGCTACTGAAAAATGGATACGTTGAGGGCTTCCAGGTGATCCAATACATAGGAGACCCAACACCAAGCATTGAGGGGCTAGAGGGTATCCGAATAACCCTGAAGGGACTAGAATACCTAGAAGAAAACAGCTTGATGCAGAAAGCCGCAAAACTTGCAAAAGGAATTGCGGAAGTATTATAGAACACAACTAAATAAGGACAAGAACCGTGCTAGAAATGGCGCGGTTTTTATTATGCCCTAAGCACGGCATATAAAAGGCTTGAATACCCCTCGGTACGGGATATAAAAGGCCGGACTCGATACTGGAGTGAACCAGATATAAAAAACGCAGGAGGACAAAAATGGAGTTTTTAAAAGAAATCTTAGGGGAAGAATTGTATGCACAGGTTGCAGCTAAGCTAGAAGGAAATAAAACCGTAAAACTTGCAAACCTTGCCTCAGGAGAATACGTCTCGAAAGCAAAATACGAGAGCGACATGCAAGCCAAAGAAACGCGCATTCAAGAGCTTACACAAAGCGTCAAGGATTTTGACGGAGTAGACGTAAAACAACTACAAAAAGACGTCAACGACTGGAAAACAAAATACGATCATGACTTGGAAGAAACAAAACGTGACAGCGCAATTCGTTTAGCTATCGCGAAATCTGGAACCTTATCTGAAAAGGCCTTGATGGGATTACTAGATAAAGACAAGATCAAGTTTGATAAAGATGGAAAATTAACAGGACTTGACGAACAAATCGAAGCTATCAAGAAAGAAGACAGCTTCTTATTTAAGGCGGCAGAGCCAAACAAGCCAAAAAATGGAAACGACGTCGTGCTTGATGGAAATCACGAAGGAAGTCCGAAACCAGAGGCACCAACAACTCTAGCCGGCGCAATTTCAGAATACTATAAAAAATAGGAGGAATTAAAAGATGCCAATTACATTAGAGCAATCAAAAGTCGGTTTAGCCGATCACGTAGACCAGCAGGTCATTGACGAGTTCCGCAGGGACTCTTTTATTTTGGATCGTTTAACTTTCGATAACGCAGTATCACCAGGAACAGGTGGCTCGACATTAACTTATGGCTATTTGCAATTAAAGACACCATCAGTGGCTGAAGGTCGTAAATTGAATAGCGAATACACAGCAGGAGAAGCTGTAAAGACTCAGAAAACTACAAACTTAAAAATCTTCGGTGGAGCCTACGAAGTAGACCGTGTATTAGAAGACACAGCAGCAAGCTCAGAAATCGCATTCCAGTTAGCTCAGAAAATCATTGCAGTAAAGAACAAATTCCACTATGACTTCATTAACGGAAAGTCAACAGCCAAAGGAACTGCTGCAACAGATAACACAAGCTTTGACGGTTTGGATACATTAGTAAAGGGAACAAATACGGAAGAGAAAAACGCAGACGCAGCCTTTGATTTATCAACAGCCGCGAAGATCAAAGAAAACGCAGACGCCTTCACTTTTGCATTGGACTCTTGGCTATCAACTTTCTCTGTAAAACCAGACGCTTTATTAGTAAACCGCAAGACAGCTACTGTTTTAAAAACTATCGCTAAAATGCAAGGATACTACACAAGATCAGAGAACAGCTTCGGCCAAGGTGTAGACAACTATGACGGAATCGCAATCGTTGACATGGGAGAATACTACAACGGAACTAAATCTGTAATGTGCGTACCTATCGACGACTCAACAGGAACAACAAGCATTTACGCTGTAAAATTCGGATTGGATGCCGTGCATGCAGTAAGTCCACAAGGACAAAAAATCATTCACCAATACATGCCAAAACTAAGCGAACCAGGGGCCGTTAAAAAAGGCGAAGTAGAAATGATTGCTTCTATCGTTTCAAAAGATACAACTAAAGCTGGTGTATTCCGTAATGTACAAGTAGCTCCTGTCGCAGCAGCGTGAGAAGATAAATAGGAGATAAAGCATGATCCTAAGCTTTGAGGAATACACAGCCTTAGGTGGAACGCTACTGGATGAAGTGGAGTACTCACAAATAGAACCAAGAACCGAAAGCCTTCTAGAATCCTACATTCGGGAGAAGATTCCATACTGGAAAGTTCAGGCTTTGGAAGACTACGACATGGACCTAAAAAAAGCAGTCCTATACCAGATTGACTTCATAGAAGCACATGGCGGCATGGATTGCTTCGTAGGTTCTAGCGATATGAACTTCAAAGGCGCAACCACAAGCGGTTTCTCGTATTCCGTAGATAATGCAAAAACGATAAGGTTCCATGACATACCCTTATCAAGCCTAGCAGTATCAGAGCTCGACTACCAATTACTCAAAGCAGGACTTGCCTGCCAGGCGGTATGGTAAAAAGCCCGAGATGGCTTAGGCCGCACACAATAAAAGTCATGAACATTCTAGGAGAAGAAAACCTGGAAGAAATTACGTCAACAGTAACGGTCCAACACGTAAAGGTTTCCAAAACAAAAGCCCGGACTTATGGACAGACTGGCGCCAGTAATTCCGATACAATCCTCATAACGATAGATGTGAACGATTATAAGGCAGACAAGGTTCTAGTTCCCCCTTCAGAATTTAAGACGCCAGACAAGCAGTTCACGCTTAGAACCGGGGACCGTATCGAAGCACACGGCGACATTTACGAGATCACAAATGTGAATATTCTAAATCCCTTGAGAAATACGCCGGAATTCATAGAGGTAACATGTGAGTGAGTATCGTCTAAAAGTTATAGTCGATATCCAGGTGGCCGAGCTACAGGCCCGAGGAACGAAAGCGCTCCGACGGTCCAGATTGAAGCTGAAGCAGCTTATCGTTCAAGACACGAACAAAAACGTGCCTATCGGAAAAGGAACGCTGAGAACATCAGCTTTAAGATGGGCGGCACAGGATAACGATTGGATCATATGGGACACGCCATACGCACACTTCCAACATACGGGAAGAGTGATGATCGGAACCCATAGCCACAGCCCATGGGCTAAACACGGAGAAACAAAAGTCTATACAACTCGAAATTTGAGCTATAGACAAGGAGGTTCGGAGTGGTGGCCTAAAACTTTGAAAGCAAGAAAGACTGCCTGGATGGAAGGCGCTAAAAAGTTTTTTAAGGAGGAATTCAGATGAGTGAAAAGAAGATCATAAAGCTGGAAGACGTAAAACAGATTGAAGACGGATTATACAATTTCTTTTCTTCAATCAATATCAACAACATACCGTGGTGCCTGGAGTATTTCAACGACTCCAAGCACACCGCTTTACTTTTCAAAAGTAGCGGTTATTCGGAAGAAATAGAACACTATCTGGGTGGTGGCTACAGGGCTACTTACCCGTTTGAAATTTATATTCAAGCAAGCAGAAAGGACACGAAAGCACGCCTGGACTTATCTAGAATCCTGTATGCACTAGTACAGGCACTCGCAGAGGAAGAGGCGCAAGGTTTCCCAAATCTCGTGCTAGACGAAGCAACACCGCAAGAGGTCGCACTCACAACGCTACCTTCAGACTACACGGGAGAAGAGGCCACGCTTTCAACTTTCTATTGCTCTATGACATTAACCTACGAAAAGAAGGGAAGGTTTGAATGATGACAACAGAACTGCCTAATAGAGAACTAAAGGTCGAGGACAACCTACATTACGTCAAATTCACAGACTCGGAAAGCTACGTTCTAGCCAACAAGGGATTGACAAACTGGGAGCAATCCTTGAACGCTACAACAGATGATGGGGTGCAATATATCGGAGAAGCCGGAAGCCAAAGCCAGGTTACAGGTTACGCGCCTACAGTATCTTACGAGGGCCGAGCGTATCCAGGGGACGCATTTAACTACTGGGTATACTTGCAAGGTAAAGAACAAAGAGTTGGTTCTACTTTTGAAGAGATCGAAGTGGAAACATGGAACGAGAAGACAGCCAAATCTGGGGACTTTGTAGCATATCAAAGAATCTACGAAGTGCAACCAGATAACCCAGGAAGCGGAGAGGCCGGAGGCAAACTAATGTGCTCTGGAACATTCGCACAACAAGGCGATCAGGTAAAGGGAACGTTTAACATTAAGACGAAAACATTCACCGCAGACAGCGCCACAGAGTAAAGCACTTAACAACATAAGGAGGACATCATGGAACTAAAGTTACAAAAGCAATTATTTAAAGATATCGAAATCGACGGACACAGATTCAGAGTCGATGTAAAGGACACTTCTAAGATCGAAGCCCTAGAAAATTGGGCGACTGAACAGAATGCGCTTAGCAAATTTGGAAAAGAATCACTAGAGGACTGTCCTGCTTTGATTGATAAGATTCTAGGAGATGGAGCCTTTGAGACTTTATTCAAAGGATACGAAGGAAGCTCGGCACAGTTTGAACTTTGCTTCACATTGCACAGCATCTTCCAGGATGAATTTTTAAAAGATCAACAGGCAAAAGTCGCGGAAGAAGAAAAGAAGAATCTGGACAAAATCGACAAGCTTTGCGAATCTATGGACAAGTTTAACAGGACATTAGAATACGCAGACAAACGGTATGGAGGAAGAAATGTTGTGGCTAAAGAGAGAAGATCTTCCGGAAAGCGTAGACGTTAACGGAACGACCCTCCCTATCTTTGCAGACTTTAGAACCTGGGTCCGAGTTGACAGCGTTATACAAGATAACGCAATACCAGAGGAACTGAAGCTGCCCGTTATTTGTGATCTAATAGGAATCAACCCGTTCGCTTTTAAAGGTGATCAGAAAGACCTATGGGATGCAATAATGGGCTTTTATTTTTGCAACAAAAAGCCTAAGGAATCTTATGCCAAGACAAACGGACGACAAGGCTATCGGTTCGAATACGATATGGACCTTATATATGCAGCGTTTAGGCAGCAATACAATATAAATCTTTTAGACGCCAAACTTCATTGGTTTGAATTTAAGGCGCTTTTTAACGCCCTAAGCGACGATACTATGATCATACGAGTTATTGGTTACAGAACCAGAGATACTTCAAATCTTAAAGGAGAAGAAAAGAGTCGCGCGCAGCGTCTAGAAAAGTATTACCGCCTGCCTGAGGACAAAGGACCAGAAAAGGAAAGAACACCGCAAGAAATAGAAGCAGAACTTCTGGCCAGATTAGAAACCTAGGAGGTTGAAAAATGGCATCAGGAGCTGATGGAACAATTAAAGTCAAACTAGGACTTGACGACAGCGAATACAAAAGCGGCCTTAGCGGAGCGCATAAAAGTGCGGAAAGCTTCGCAGACAAAGTGAAGTCAACCTTCGTAGGCGCAACAGTATTCAAAGCCGCCAGCAAAGGTTGGGACTTAATATCTGGATCAATCGGAAAAGCAACCGCCCGATTAGATGCCATGCAAAAAGCTAAACAAGTTATAGGAGTTTTAGCAGGAAGCAGCAAAAAAGCTGCGAAGGTTGTGAACGAACTAAGTGACGCGGTATCCGATACAGCATACGGATTAGACACCGCTTCGAGTTCGACTCAAAAGCTAGCCACATCAGGATTAGGCTTAGACAAATCTACCCGAATGGTAAAGGACATGATGGATGCCGTTTCCTTCTATGGAGACGGAACCAATGAAACCCTGGCCAATACAGTAGATGCAATCGCAAAGATGAACGCCAGTGGAAAAATATCTGCAGATCAATGGCAACGTTTAACTGATGCAGGAATTCCCGTTTTAAAGATTTTCGCAGAGAAGACGGGAAAGAGTATGGGAGAAGTTTCGGACGCATTCTCTAAAGGCGAAATCAGTGCGCAAGAATTTAATGACACTTTAATGGATGCCCTAGAAAACGGAACGGAATCCTTTCCAGCTGTAGCAGGAAAAGCCAAGGAAATGGCCGGAAGTTTTGCAACTAGCTTTTCAAATATGTCAGCACGTATCGCAATCGGTATAGCTAACATTATCGAGGCTTTAAACAACTTTTTAACAGATAGTGGTTTACCCAATATTCAAGGAATGATTGCTGGCTTTGGATCAGTAATCAGAAACGTCCTGAATTGGATTGCCGCAGAACTACCAAAAGCACTGAATGCGATTAAGGATTTCTTCGCACCAACAGCGGAAGCAATCAAGGCTGCAGCTGAAAAGATTCAAGAAGCCTGGAACAAAGTAAAAGACACAGTCAAAGAAAAACTAGACCCAGGAGACTCACTGAACTTTATCAAAGATGCACTAGACAGAATCAAAGAAATTCTACCTCAGATCGTAGAGAAAGTCGGAGAGTTTGTCGCAGCGTTTATTGAGAAGCTTCCAGACATTATAGACAAAGTACAAACTGTAGCAGATAAGATTCAGGAACTAATGCCTTTGATTGCAGCAGTGGTTGGAGCCTTTGCAACCTGGAAGGGGATCAAAGCGGTAAGCGATATAGCTAAAACAATCGGTGACGCTGGAAAGAAGATCAAGACTTTCGGACATTTAGTATCACAAGGTTCTGGATTGATTGATGGCCTAGCCTACGCCGCATCATCAGGAACAGGCGTGATTGCAAGTATGGCCGAAGCCTTTACACTAGCCGGCGGAGGACTAGAAGGACTAAGCGCAGCACTTGCTGTAATTGGTGGCCCTATCACTTTGGTGATCGTAGCTATCGGAGCGCTAGTAGCGGCCTTCGTATACCTTTGGAATACCAGCGACAGCTTCAGAGAATTCTGGATCAATCTATGGGAAGGCATAAAGGAAACTACAGGCCAAGTCATAGATGGAATCGTAAACTTCTTTACAGTAACGATTCCAGAGGCGTGCCAAAGTTTCGTGGACGCAGCGCAGAACCTGGCTACACAAGTAGTGGAGTTTTTCACGGTAACGATTCCTGAAGGCGTAAACACACTAGTGACAAATATTCAAACATTTTTCGGAACAACGATACCTTACTGGATCGGATACGCCGTAGGGTACATTCTAGGAAAGCTCGTAGAGTGGGGCCTAAGACTTGTACAATTTGCAACGCAGGACATTCCACAGTTTATATCAAAAGTAGTGGATTGGTTTAAGCAGCTACCAGGCAAGATCTGGACTTGGCTACTAAACACGATCAACAAAACAGCTGAATGGGTAAGACAAATGATCCAGAAAGCCGTTCAGGCAGGAAAGGACTTCATCACCAATGTGGTGAACTTTATCCAGCAGCTACCAGGAAAAGTGTGGTCCTTTTTATCAAATACGATTTCAAATGCGGCAAGCTTTGTCGGAAGCTTTGCAAATCAAGCGATTCAAGCAGGACGCAACTTTTTCAATGGGATCGTAAATAAAGTCAGAGAAATACCAGGGCAAATGATTTCAATTGGCTCTGATATCGTAAACGGTATCAGGAGCGGAATCAGCGGAGCCTGGGGAGCATTGACCGGATGGCTTAGCAGCATGGCTAGAGGCTTAATTGACGGCGTAAAAGGGGCTCTAGGAATCGGGTCGCCTTCAAGGCTATTCGCAGATCGTATTGGTAAATGGATTCCGGCCGGAATCACTCTAGGTGTAGAAAGAGCTATGCCAAAGGCTAAGGCCTTTATGGGGCGCATGTCGACTGAATTAATAGACGCAGCTAACATGGATAACCTAACTTCAAGATTGGCCCTAGAAGGCAATCCTGGAGGTTTTGGACTAGGCACAGGAAGCACAACGGTTTACAACGTTGAACAGACTATCAATTCAGCCAAAGCTTTAACACCGAGCGAAATAGCAACAGAGACGCAGAACATGATGAGGAGGTTAGAATGGGCATAAAAGTAATATATACAAACGAAAAGGGTGACGCTATCGAGTTTTCAGCAGATAGTGGAATTCGTATCACATCCATTGATGGACTTTCCTCAAACAGTATCAGCCTATCAGAGGCAACCGTCAGCAATCAGGTGGGTTCAAGCATTACCGGCATATCCGTCGAGGCTAAAGACATCACACTGAACGGTCGATTCAAATATGATCCGCAGAAAAGAAAAAGATTACTAGCGGTTATACTTCCGGGTGTAGCCGCTACTTTGCGTTTGATAAATACAAAAGAGGACTTGGACGTTTACTGGAAGGTGAGTCCAAAGAAAACCCCTGAAATAGGTAATGGAGTAACCTGGCAGAATTTCCAGATATCACTTCGAGCGCCATATCCTTACGCAAGAAGTATCGACTCAAATATAACGGATTTCAACACTCTGACGGCCCTTCATAGATTTAAGAGAAGCTATTCAAGTAAAACGCCTTTTAAATTGAGCACTCGTAATTATCAGCCTTTAAAGCAGATATACAACAAGGGTTCACTCGACACAGGCTTTATCATCCAGATGACAGCAGAGGCGGATGAGATCAAGGGACCACGAATTACGCAGGTCGACACCCAGGAAAATATTAACTTCCCAGAACTAACACTGAACGTCGGAGACACACTGGAGGTCAGCACCTATGAAAACGAAAGATACTGCCATTTAATCCAGGGAAACAAAATAACAAACGTTTTCAGCTACATGGCCTATACAAGCAACTTCTTTCAATTGAAGCCGGGAAACAATGTAATCCGATACAGTGCTAGCACAAACGAAAGCTCGCTGGACGTAAGGCTTTCATTTGACGACACAGTCGCAGGAGTATAGATATGCAGTATTTTATTTACGATAAAGAAGGAAGAAAGCAGGCGTTGCTTCAGAACTGTACAAGCATCCAGTGGATGCCTAAATACTATTCAAGCGGATCATTCGAGATACACGCGAGAAGAACAACAGACAACGACGCTTACTTGGTAGAAGGAAATCGAATAGTTTGTACAGATAGAAACGAGATAGGCTTTATTACAGGTGTACAGATTCAAGATCAGGCAATCGAGGTCAGAGGATCACTGGATAATCTATCTGCTAGAATCAATCTGGGAACAGCAACGATTCGAAATATAGAGGCCTCTCTTTTGAGGTTGGTGGAAGAAAACAAAAGAGGACTAGACATTAACGTCGGCACCCCTAAAGGACTAAAGCCAGTAATTAAGTCCGGAAGTGATACTTCGTATAGTACACTAGCAGACGACTTCGAGGACTACTGCCAAAAAGGAGGACTTGGATGGCGAGAAATTGTACACGAAGGAAAGCTCAACTATTTAGAGATATATCAGGGACAATTAAAGAGAAACGCAGTATTCAGTGACGACCTGGGAAACATAAAAAGTCAGAGCTACGAAATCAATTTATCTAAGTATAAAAATGTAGCTTATGTATTCGGAGAAGATACTGGATCATACCGAAAAAGTATTATTGTAGACATCCGATCCAACAAGGAAGAAGACATTCGAGAACTCTATGTGGACGCTAGAGACATACAAGGCGAATACAAAGAAGACGGAGTCGAAAAGCAATACACCTGGGAAGAATACCAAGCCATGCTCGAACAGAGAGGTCAGCAGAAACTGGCAGATGCAAACAAGAATGCTTACAAGTTTGAGTTTGAGCTTGACCCGTATTCACAAATAGCAGAACTTGGAAAAGACTACGACTTAGGAGACATAGTAGTCGTGAAAAGTAATCAATACAAAATCATAGCCTTGGCTCGAGTAACAGAACTAAAATTCATAGAAGAAGCCAACACAGACACACAAGTCGAAATTACTACAAATATAGAAAGTCGGGAGGTTTTACAATGACGCAAAGAGCTTATCCGCTAGACGATACAGATTACTATGCGGAAGACGTTCGTCTTTTTCATGTAGGAAGAACTAGCGGAATTTTTAACGTAACCGCAGACGATCTGAGGGTCAAAGCAAACGGAGGAATGAAAGTCGGCATTACTCCCGGTTACGCTTTTCTATTAACCGCAGAAAACGGGGTCGGAGGAATTACCTATGGAAACGATTCTGAGGTGGTTTTCACAGTAGACACAGCCTCAACAACACTCCGCTATGACTATATATCAGTACGCTATTCAAAGAACACAAACAGATGCGAACTGACTTACGTAAAGGGATCAGGAACAAAACCAACTTACGCCGTTAGAGGCGCCAGTCAATACGAAATCATTCTGGCCATTATTCAGGTTCCGGCAAACGCAGAAAGTATTCAGGCTAGAGACATCATAGACACCAGACTGGACGAAAACCTTTGTGGTCTAACTATAGATGGGATGATCAAACTGCCAACAGACGGAATGAACGCCCAATTTTTAGACTTCATGAAATTTATTCAGGACAAACTGGGAGAAGACGAGGGCGGAAAACTTCTGCAGATGATCCAAACATTGGAAGCCAAACAAGCAGAACTTGAAGCAAGACAAGAGATTAAGTACAAAATTGGAGTGGCAGAACCAAACACAACGAACTGTCCACCAGGATACTTCTACTTCCAATTGGAGGGATAGAGCATGGCAACATATAACGGAGGACTAGACGGTGTAAATTTTGTCGTAGACTGCGCAAACTCTATCACAGGAACATATCCAAATGTAAAACATATTATCAACTATAAAATCTATTTAGCTTTAGATTCAGCTTACAACACGATTCAATGGAACGGAGCAACTCTAAACTTTGGAGGAAGAAGCCACACAGTAGACTTCAATCACCGAGGACCTGGAAAATGGGAGATGGCAAGCGGTAGATTAGAATATACGTTCAACAATGCAAGTCGAACAGATTCAAGAACTCTAAAATTCAGTACAAGCTTCGGAAACGTTTCTGCATCAGGAAGCCAAACAGAAAATGCAACGATTGCACTGCCTAGTGTAAGCGAGCCTAGTGTTTGGTCGAATAACTATCAAAACGTAAGCTACAGTGCTTCACTAAGCTCGAATCCGAATAACTTCTACAACATCAGAGCAATACTTGGAAATGATGCAAGAATAGGAGGCTCAGGAAGTTGGAATGGGCTAAGCCCAAATACAGGCTACACCGTATACTTCTATGTCGTATATCAAGGAGCACAAGGCACAACTTTAACAGATGCGATCAGTAGAAGTGTTACAACTAAGAAACCTAACAGTCCAAGCTCAGGAAGCGTATATGCAAGTCGAATCACATACAATTCTGCATACATCTATTGGAAAGGCTTCAGTATAGCAAGTGGTGCCTCTGATTATTACTATCAGACATCATGGAACGGTGACGATTGGACAAACAGAGGAAAAGGGGACGGAACCATACTATCAAGCTTGAGCCCTAATACCTCTTACAAGCACTATGTAAGAATCGTAGATAACTTCGGCCAGGTATCACGCGCAGCCAGTGTATCCTTCACAACTGCGAAACCGAATAAACCTGACAAAGGTTCAGTGAGCTATTCGGATTTGAATCCATTCGGAGCAACCTTCAGTTGGAGTGGATTCCAAATCAAAGACGGAGCAAGTTCGTATTTCTATCAGTACTCATTTGACGGAAACAATTGGAGCAATCTAGGCACAGAGACAAGCCTGAAACTTAGTAATCTAGTACCGGAGACAAGCTACACTTTTAGAGTTCGTATAGTAGATAACTACGGAACGGTCTCAGACTTTGCAAGCGTAAGCTTTACAACACCAGCAGACCAAGCAAAGATTGCATACAACACATACACAGAGCCATACGAAGAGCCTCTGCTTGTAGACGATGAAACAGAGCTAAGAGACGAGAATGACAATACAATTATTGCAGACTTGAAAGAACCTGTAGGAGGAGTTCGACAAACTAGGCTATGGTACAACGATAACGGAGTCCTAAAAAAAGTAAAAAAAGTTTACTTCAATGATAACGGAAAAATAAGGGTTCACTCGAACTTTGGAGGCTAGATATGGCAGACGTACTATTTAAAAAAGATATAGTGGACAATCTAGACTCTAATATATCAGACAGACCACTGTCCGCAAGAATGGGGAAAGCTCTAAAAATCGAACAGACTAGCTTATACGAAATGATAGTCAAAAACGATTTTAAAGCTCCCCTTTTAGTTTCAGATGAAGGGGTTCTGATAGAAGAAAACGGAGAGCCAATTCTAGCAAATTGGAAGTTCAAAATTGAATAGGAGGAATAAAATGGCAGTAGGAAAAAAGATAACAGACTTAACTGCATCAGGAAGTCTTAAGGATACAGACCTAGCGATCGTTCACGACGGAAAGGGAACGAAGAGAAGCACGCTAACTCAGCTAGGCGAATACATGGGGACTAAATTTAGTAACCCAAACTTACTAATCAATCCTGATTTCAGAATCAATCAGAGAAGGCAAACAAGCTACAAGGCAGGAAGCACCAGACTATATACAGTGGACAGATGGCACATTTTAGATTGTAGTGCAACAGTATTGGATGGTGGGTTAACGGTTCAATCTAATAACGGAGGTTGGCTTGCACAAAAATTAGAAAAAGCAGTAAATGGAGTTGCTACTCTATCTATTAAGATATCAGAAATCAGCGGAAAACTTTCTTTTGCAGACTCTATGAACGACGTAACTATCACTTCAGCCGGTGTATACAGTATTACACTAAGCAATGTAAATCAATTTAGTATGTATTTGCACGAAAATACATCAGCAACTATCGAATGGGCAAAATTAGAAAAAGGCTCAATTGCTACTCCATTTGTAGCTCCGAACCCGGCAGAGGAATTAGTGAAATGTAGAAGATATTACAATTTTATAGCGTCACATTTCTACGGTGTAGCTAACCCAAATGGATTTATCAATGAGGATTTAGTTTCGTTTAGAAACTTTAGAATTAACCCAACTATTGACATCAAAGCAACGTATTCAAGCGGTGTGACAGAATCAACATTAACTCTGAAAGGCACTAATATTAACGGCTATTATTTATACGGAAGAACTAGGTCAACTGGTGACTATGCTTTAGATGTCACAATTATTGCAGACGCAGAAATCTATTAGGAGGAACTATGGAAAACGAATATAAAGTATACGTATCCTTACAAGATGGATATATTACATCTATTAATTCAGAAATCTTTTTATCACAAGAAGAAATTCAAACAATGACAGAAATTGACCAAGGACAAGGTGATAAATACGCACACGCACAAAGCCAATATCTAGAAAAAGGATTAGTTGACGACCACGGAAGATATAACTATAAATTTGTGGCCGGTAAAGTTGTAGAAGTCGCGGAAGAAGAAAAGCCAACAATTAAAGAACCGGAGCAACAGGCAACCGCACAGGATAAGATTGAAGCGCAGGTCATGTATACAGCGCTAATGACAGATACACTTCTAGAAGAAAGTGAGGCCTAATCTATGTTTGAAAAAATCAAGAGATTTTATGATCTAAAACTATATACAAATAAGCAGGTAAGAAAGTTCTGTGAAAAAGGATTTATTACTGCCGATCAGTATAAAGAAATCACCGGAGAAACATACTAACATTGGAAACAAGGAGAAGCAAAAAAGCTTCTTCTTTTTCATAAATAGAAGGAGGTCCAAAATATGAGAAAAGGACAAAAACTTACAAAAGGCGGATATCAGCTTTTAGGATTTCCAATGGAGTACATGAATGTAACCCAAGGAAACAATGTAGGAACACACCTAGGAACTAACGCCCTAGACAATGCAGGAAAGGACACAGGAATTGACGAAACAATCGCACCGTGCGATTGCCACCTAGTAGCCTACGACTCGGCAAGAAACGGAAATGCTGTATTCCTAGAATCAGACAAGAAAGTTCTATTCAGAGACGGAACAATCGACTTTGCCACATTTATGTTTATTCACGACAACTATATCGAGGATATCAAAAAAGTAAAATACTTCAAGCAAGGCGACACTTTCGGAGACGAAGGGACAACCGGATACGCTACAGGAAATCACAGCCACATGGAGGTCGCAAAGGGAAAATTTACACATTGCTATGACCGCAACGCGCAAGGCACTTATCACCTTCCAAACAACGTGTCCGCAGATTTAGCATTTGTAACAGATGGAACTGTGATTTTAAATAAAGGGTCATTCGCAAACTGGACAGATTCAAGCCACGTGCCATTCAATCAAGGAGGCCAGACTTCTACGGGATCAGCATCCGTGCTAAATAGCATTCCTTCAGACTTTGTACACGAAAAGGCTACGTTCTATCCGGATTGCACAATCAAGATCAGACGCGCTCCAAGTCTAAAAGGACAAGATACAGGCCTTACATATATCAAAGGGCAGCACGTAAACTATGACGGATACGTTCGTCGAGAAGGATACGTATGGATCAGCTGGATTGGTGGCAACGGAACACGACGCTGGATGGCCGCTGGAGAACTAAACTCGGCAGGAGTAAACGAAAAGCCATACGGAACATTTAAATAGAAAGGATCAGCAATAGAACACAATGAACAGGAGAATAAATAGAAGATACCAGACACCTCTACGCCCAGACTTTGCACATTTTCTAATTGAAGAACAAGGACTGAGCGACAGACAGAAAAAAGTTGTATACCAGCTAAGAAGCAAAACGCAAGACTCGCAATGGCACTATCAGGACGCAGGCATGTCAAAAGACGAATTCGAAGAAACCGTCAAGGATTTAAACGACTACTACTGGGCCCTTTTGGTTGATATGGCCTTCGAATTTTACAAGCTAAAGAAGGACAAAAGAGGGACGGTTCCAGACATGAAAATATAAGAGAATATAGGTGAAAAGAGGTAGAACACAATGAACACACCATACTTCAATAATTTCATGCCGCAGCCTGGGCAGTTTATGCCGCAGATGCAGGCACCAACTCAACAAATGAACCAGATTCAGTTTGTAAACGGAATCGAAAGTGCTAAAGCTTTCACTCTAGGACCGAACCAGTCCGTGATTTTAATGGACAGTAACAAGCCTATTTTTTATCAGAAACAAGCAGACGCAAGTGGCTTCTGTACGATCAAGGCTTATAGTTTCCAGGAAGTGAAAGAAGATCAACCGGAAGACAAGTACCTAACGAAGGCAGAATTCAAGGAATGGCTTTCAAAGGTAGAACAGAACGCGAGAGGAGGCAACCGTCATGAATCCACTACTTCAAAATAGACCAGGAGGAAACGGAAATATGCTGCAACAATTTCAGCAATTTAAAAAGATGCTAGGGACGCAGGACCCGCAGCAACTTCTAAACGAGCTGATGGCCTCCGGAAAATTTACGCAGGCTCAACTGGATCAAGCCAAACAAATGGCGGAACAGTTCAAGGGCTTTCTAAAATAGGATTTTGCAAAATCAAGATAGATAAGAAAGGAGAACACACATGGACAACTTATCATTATCTGATATCGCTTCTGTAACTGGAAACAAGGATGGCTTTCTAGAAGGAAACGGAATTATCATTCTAATTTTATTCTTTTTGATTTTTGGATTTGGTGGCGGCGGAGCCTGGGGAAACAACCAGCAAGGCACACAAGCAGAGGTTCAGCGCGGATTTGATACACAAGCTATTATTAGCAAGCTAGACGGAATCACAAACGGAATCTGCTCAAACGCATACGAAAACGCGCAGCTAATCAACCAGATGAACGTGAACCAAATGCAAAACGCAAACACAACGCAGATGGCCATGATGAATGGCTTCAACGGTGTAAATAGTTCTTTATGCCAAGGTTTTGGAGGAGTACAGGAAAGCATTAATAACCTATCTCACCAGATGGAACAATGCTGCTGCAACTTAAAGACTCAAATGATGCAAGACAAATATGATGCCTTGAAAACTCAATATGATCAAAGCTTGCAGGCAATTTCAAACAGCGTACAAACTCAAAACATTTTGAGCCAATTAGGACGATATTACACAAATCCGCCTTACTACCCACAATACGGAACTTACTACCCAGCAGGCGCTACAGTAGCCTAGAGGTAGAGACATGATCCAAGTCGTCAACACGACAAGCGCAACACTAGCAGCAGGCGCAACGATCCCACCAGGAAGCGTTCAGACTCGGACAAACAACAGAGTCAATCTAAACGGAAACGCTCTGGAGATCGTAAAACCTGGAACCTATAAAGTGGATGGAAGCTTCGTGATTTCAGCAACTGCAGCGGGAACAAATCAAGTGCAACTTTACGCCAACGGGATAGCAGTTCCGGGAGCCGTAGCACAAGTAACAACAACCGCAGCAGACAACGTGATCACTCTTCCAGTATCTGCTGTCATCCAGGCAGCACCAGCTGCACCAGGAAACAAGGTCGCTCTAACGTGGGTTACATCAGCAGCCGGAACTCTGATCAACGCATCAGAAACGGTTTCTAGAATAGTATAGGTGATTGAAGGCATGCCAGATGGCGTGCCCTTTTTAGTAGGAGGTAACGAGGATGAGTAGACTTACAAACAAAGCATGGTGGGAAGCAGCAGGAGTTCGAGCAATCAAGACAATGGCTCAAACGGCGCTAGCCTCTATCACCGTAGGCGCAGCCGTTCCGGACGTAAACTGGATGTACGCAGCAAGCACAACGGTCGTGGCAGGTGTATGCTCAATTCTAACAAGCTTAGCAGGTTTGCCAGAAGTAAACGAGGAAGAATGATGACTGATACAATTCTGGTCGCGATCATATCCGGACTTTGCGTCGGAGTACCTTCAGTCCTAGCAACCTGGACCAGCAACTCCAAACATTCGGCCTTACTGGATTACAAGGTAGAACAGATGGACAAAAAGGTCGACAGCCTGGCGAAAAAGATCGAAAGCCATAACGAGCTAGAAAAAGAAGTGGCTACACTAAAGGAACAGGTCAAAGACCTATCGGAACGGATCAAGGGAATGCTTGAAAAATAGCATTCCCTTCTTTTTTATTTTATGCTTTATTTTTCGTTGTTTTGCTTGCTTTATGTACTGTAATACATTACAATGTGAGTGTAAAAAGAAAGAGAGATAGAACACAATGAAAACAGAAATCGAAACACTAGAAACTAGAATTCAAAACTGGATTGAAGAACAAACAAGAATCGCAAAGGAAATTCAATACGAACTAAACGCAATCGAAAGAGAAGAAAGAGACATTGACTTCGGAAAAATCAGAAAATTAGCTTACGAAGCAGACGTATATGAAACATTGATTCAAGAATCACAACGCCAAATTAGAACACTACAGGAGGAAGCTTAATATGACTAGAGAAGAAGCAGCAATGAGACTAAAGGAAGAAGTGCTGGATCAATTGTATTACGATAGACACATGATGACTCTAAAAGAAATAGAAAGCTGGCTATACAAGCACAATTGCGATGAAGACGCCTTGGACGTAATCATGGAAATAATAGAAGACTAAGGAGGACACAGACCTATGGGAATCGGTAGAAATATCAAGATCATAACAGGATTTAAGGGCATGACCCTCGTGGAATTATCTAAGAAAAGCGGTGTATCATTAAATACAATTCATACTCTTACGCGTGATGATCCAGACAATGCAACGCTTCGCACTATTGATAAATTAGCAGCAGCACTAGAAGTTAATAGGGACTCATTAATCTCTGGGGAAGAATGCACATCAGAAAAGAACGACAATCTAGAAAAAGAAATTAATTTATCTGAAGCAATCATGAAAGTTATAAGAACTCTAAGCACACCAGGAAAAAAGGACTGGGACTACATAGAATATTTAGTGACCGAAGCTAAGACACTAGATACAGAGACGGAGGAGAAGTAAGATGGCTGTATCAGAGGCAAGAAAAAGAGCGAATCAAAAATGGAGCGATAAAACATACAAGATCAAGACCTTCAGGCTTCATCTAAAGCATGACGCAGACATTCTGGAATATCTAGACACAAAAGAGAGCGTCAACAGATACCTGAAAGATCTGATCAGAGAAGACATAGAACGACAAAAGAAAGAGGCCGAGTAG